GTAATCCGAAAAGCAGGAGACAAGAAAGCCCCCAGTAGTTCATGGAGTCAGCTAAAACATCGCAATGACAACGGTTACAAGATTGTTGATTTTTACTGCTACCACATTTTCCCTGGTCGTGGCAACTGTCCAACTCCTGTGACTTCCTTGGACGGCTGCGTCTATATTATTAACCTGTTGCCGGGTGAAATGAGGCAGAAAATGCGATGTCTTTCGGTGAAAGTAAAGAGCCAAGAAACCCCGCAAGTCAGTAAGGAGGAATTTTCTGTCAACCCCACAACTGACGCATCTATGCCCCAAATGTTTGCTTTAATGCAAGCCCAAAATCAGCAAGTGATGGCAGCTATGATGCAAATGCAGCAAGAAAACAATCGACAAATCCAATCTGTCTTAAATGTTCTAACGCAAGTCGTTGTTACAAGGCGTGATGCGTAAGGCCCCCGTGTTTCAACCGGGGGAGTGGCTCAAAACGAAGCTCGTTACGGCAAAAAGACTAGCTAGATTACTTGCTAAGTAGTCCGCTATTCTGCTGCCACATCCGCCTCACCACGAGGCGGTTTTTTTGTTGCCAGTGCGATCGCTGTACAATAATGGTTGCTAGTGAAAGTTTGTTTCAAACATGACAACAACAGCAGAAGATATTTGTTTTTTTCCTGATGATAGACTTTCTTCCATAATGAATGAGCTAGCAAATCAACTTGAGCAAGATAGGTGCGATGGAATCCTTAGTGAGTTAGCTTGTTCGCATCGCCTTCGCCTTTTACAATACTTTTATAAGGCTGAATATAACAACAAGTACAAACTCCCAATAATCCCTAAACACTTAAAAGGTAGAGGATGCAAGCAAGGATATAAAGCGCTAACAGAGCTATATAAAAGCATTTTAAACTTATGCGAAGAACTGCACATCCAGCCGTATCGCTCTGCGTTTGAGTGGTTCTCTTTAATCTTTCTGGAGGCGGGTATAGAAAGAGTTAACTGTTGCGGCGACGTGAAAAAATCGTCTCAACAAGATCTGAGAAAAGAAAACCGCGCTTTAAAAAAATATGAAAACCCAATAGATAAAAGTCGCTTTCCTCATACATGGGCTTTGATTGAGATTGCAAGGGAAAACTCTAAAAAATTTTCAGGCACTCGATATCGATACTGGCATCCATTAGTTCAGAATAGAAACGCATGGGCTGACTGCTTGAAGTTGTTTGAATGGAATGGTCTGCAATTTGTAGATGCAGAATACAAAAGACCTAATGAGAGCATGGAACTTCATCAAAAAATTGCTGAAACTGTGGTGGAAATATCGCTAAGGAATGGGCATCCTTTCTTATTTGCAATAAAAGAAATATTCCCAAACATTTTAATAGAGTAAGAGGTCGCTTCTTTTCCCCATTTGAACAGCGTGACAGAGGAATTCCTCTATCTGCTCACGAGTGACATAATTTGCCCTTTTAGGCTTTCTATCTTGAACAAAGATAATCCTACCGCCGTGCCCTTTTTCTTCAGACACCATGCCGCCTTCTTTCACTTGGAGAATTGCGAAGCCAATTTGACGTAATTCTTGCGCCGCCTTGAGCGCCTTGTTGAGCAGCATATTTAACCCCTTCTTCAAACTGTTCACGAGTAACATAGTCTCGTTCTCCGATTTTTTCGTACTGAATACTTATATTGCCACCTCGCTCAACAGGTTCGCCACTGCTATATTCCCTTTGCTGATAAGACGGCATCTCCCCAGCGTTCACTGACTCCAGGAAAGCGCTGCCCATGTTTGCAACGCCGTCACGCGACATTACATATTCACCGGGACGCAACATTGCAGGCACAGTATCAACGCCAATATCACGACCGGGAACCATGCCGCCCTCTGAGAAACCCAACACACCGGACAGGAAACCGAAAGGACTACCACCCGTAGCTGCTCCCGTGACGCTCCCTAGAATAGTGCCCAGCAACCCGCCGCCCGTATCTTTCCCAGTATTCTTCCCTTTGAATAATGCCTCGACACCGATATCAACCAAGCGTCCCATAATCTGATTTTTGAGCTGATTGAATGAATCTTTTAGGCTCTCAAAAATGCCCTTACCCTCAACCAAAAATCCCTTAAAGAATCCCTTGGTGGCATCCCTCCCAGCTAATTCAATCTCACGGCTCAAGTCTGCGAACTGCTGGCGAATTTGGTCGGTCTTGAGTTTATCAATTTCGATGATTTGTCGGCGCATCCTCTCCAATTCCTCATTGGGGATTGTTCCTTTGAGGGCGTCAAGTTGAGCTATTTGGGCAGTGAAGTTCAGCATTTGCTGTGCCAGTGCCGTTTCCCGACGGATCGCCTGTGCCGTAAATTCAGCTCCGTTGCCTGCTAGTACGTCAGCCTTGAGGTTCCCATACTCAGCACGTTTAGAAAAGATAGACATAGACCGAGCGATCGCACTCTGCTCTCTTTGAAGTGTCAGTACTTGGTCAAGGTTAGTCTTTTGTTGAGCATAGTCTTCAGCCGTGAGGTTGGTCAGTGCCCGTGTTTTCTCCAATTCACGAATTGCAGAATCGTACTGAATCTGGTTTTGTGCGTCCTGAATCTGTTGACCAAGGAAGCTAGAGTCAACTCCCGCAGCCCCCAATCCAGCCATTCGAGTTTGGGTGACAGCCAAATCTGACTGCTGATTCTGTTGCTTCCGTCGGAGTTCAAAGTCCAGTTTTTCTTGATTTACGCGCTGCTGATTTTGTTCAAACTCAACTCGCGCATTCTCCAGTCGCTTGTCTGACGCCTGGTTTATCTTGGCTCGAATGGCGTTGAGTTCTTCTTGGCTACGGTTAGTATTGGTCAGGGCAAAGCGGTCTTGCTCCAATAGCTGTTGCTGTCTCTCCTGCTCAATCTGAATGACTGACTGCCCGTACCTGATAGTGTTTGGATCGCCTTGGGTAGTATCAAAAGGTCGCGTCTGCTGGAACAACTCAGCCGCTCGTAACTGCTCTTGTGTTAGTGCCCCGCTAGCTTGGTTTTGGCGTTGCAAGAATGCGAAGTCTGCTTCCCTAAATTGCATCTGGCGCTCTTGCAAGCCAAACTTTTTAGCAGCTTCAGTGTTATCAACAATGGCTTTTTCCTGCTTCTGAAGGGACGCGATCGCCTGGTTATATTCCTCTGGCTTAATCTGCTCTAATCTCAACTGCTCTGCCAACTGCCGACGCTTTTGATCTAGCGGTAGCAGTTGTTGCATTAAGTCAAGTTGAGCTTGCAATGCAATGGGGTCGCCTTGGGAGAAGTCTCTAGGGTTGCGTTGTTGGGCTAACTGTGCCCTGCGGAGCTGTGCTTGTGTCTCGGCTATTTTCTCCTGAGTCAGCATATCTCTTGCTGCCAACCGTCTTAGCTTTTCTTCTCTGGCAAAGCGCTCTTTCTCAAAGGCTTCGCGACGTTTTTGTTGGTCATCAATACCAGCCAGAATCTTGTCTACTTCGGATAAAGTTTTACTGCCTGCGGCGATCGCTTTTCTCGTAGTAGCGATATCTTCCTGTAGATTCTGCCCTGGTTGCACTTGATATCCGGGTGCTGTCAGCTCGGATTCAGTGCGTCTTGCCTGTTCAACACCCGATCTTGTTTGACGCTGGAACTCAACCAGCTTACGGCGCATATCCTCGTAGGTGTCTTTGGTGGCAGTCGTTTGCTGCTGAAACTCACGTAACGGTGTGGGGTCGCCAATCGCAAAGCCAAGGTTACGAAACTCTCGCGTGTTAGCTAGTGACTGCTCATATAGCTGGTTCAGGGATTGGCGAGTTTGCTCTGTTCGGCTCTTTTGCTCCAACTCTCCCCTAGTCTTCAAGTCTGCCAGTGCCTGCTGTTCCTGCTGTATTGCTAGCTGGTCTTGAGTATTTCGGTTCTGCACAACTTGAGCCTGACCCGATGCAATCCGTTGTGCATTACCAGTATTGGGATTATTCATGCTGACGCCCAATACACGCGATCGCTGCCCACTGCTAGCGACGTTATTTAAGTCAATGCCACTGTCTTTGAGAAACTGCCGCGCACGGGCATTATGTTCGCCTTGCCGGAATTTGGGTGCAGCATTACGAACTGTCGTGCCATTAGAATCTGAGGCGTCCCAATAACGTTCTGAGGCTTGACCTGCTAGTACAGCAGAGTATGCGTGGCGGATATCGTGCTTCCCAGGCTGGAATCCTCTGTCTTTGAGGTAGCGCTCTACTGCGGGTATCTGTTGTGCAATGCTCTGCTGACCTGATGTACCATAAGTGCGTTGGTTGTCTGGGGAGAATTGGATAATTCCTTTGTAGGCATTGCCATCTCCACCGAACACATTGGGGTTAAGAGTCCCGCCTGACTCCCAAGACATCAGCGATGCAAATTCAATTGGGTCTAGTCCTAGTCGTTGGGCAGCTTTAACCAGTGCCACTGCTCCCGCTGGATCGGATTGCACTCGCTCGGCACTACCTATAGTTCCACCACGAGGTATTCGTCCTGCACCCCCAACACTAGGTAACTGAAATTGTCTCTTGCCGCCACTACCGACATTCAGGTTGGTTGATGCTGTCACACTTGCAATGGTTCTGTTGGCAGGAAGGCTTTTCCTGTCGTCGCCATGCCCAGCTTTCATTACGAGATTACCTTTGGAGTCATAAATAACAGCGTAGTTGCCGTATCTGCCCCCACTGGCATAATCCACCCTGCCTCCTGGTACAGATGGAAGCAGGAACTCAGCGCCTTCTGTGGATTTGTCATACAAGCCTCGTCCCTTCTTAGGCACGTAGTAATCAAAGTCCCACAATGAAGGATTGGGTGAGTGAGAGTGGGCAGCGTCAATCTGTTCGAGTAGTGCAAACTTCTCCTCTTTGGACGCGCCTGTCTTCCATGTCTTACCAGCGACTCCAGCGTTACTAAACATCATCTCTCGACCTTGGGCGTTATAAGCCGCCGCCATTTGGTCGATTAACTGAATCGCCATGTCCCTGCCGATGGACTTGGCTATCTTGTTATCGATGTGATAATCAGCGCTTCCACCAATATTCGCGGCTGGTCCAGTGTACAAACCGCTAGCAAAAGCACCACGACCTGAAGCTCCCGCACTTCCACTGGTTCCACCAAACCCTGCAAAGCTAGCCGCTATCCCCTCCTGTGCTGCCTCAGATCCGCTTCCACCCATCCAGTTCCCTGTCGCTTCCTTAGCTTTCTCAATCCCTCCTACAATCGAGTCCATAATCGATTGACCTACGTCTGCAATTGTCTTGCCTACAGACTGGAAAGCACTATCCAATGAAGGTACTAACTTGATCGCTTGGTCAATAATTCCCGGTATCCCCGTTGCTTGCTTTACCAAATTTCCAATAGTTCCAATTGTCAAGTCCAGCGCTGATCGGAAAATGTCAGTTTGTTGTGTTGACTCTGCGATCGCTGGATTAACCTGCTTATTAATAGTTCCCGTTAACCTCTCCATCAATATGCCAGGAATACGCTGTAAATTATTCCATCGCTGCTGTAACTCTAGGTTTTCTTTAGTGCCAGCCTGAAATTCTTTCTGGACATAGTTCCAGGTGAATCCAATATCAGCCAAGAATTTATCCCAGCCTTGCAAGTCGGTATTAACTTTCTTGAATTCACTAGACACTGATGCTCCAGCGATCGCTGTCTGAGCCAAGGACATATTGACCGCTACAGTAGCCGCATTTAGGTCACGACTAATCCCTACCGCTTCAGCGATCGCACCCTTCATATCCTGAATCCCCGCACTAGCCTGCAATGCATCTACGTCTAGCTTGACTGGTATAGCAGGAATAGATTGAGGCACTAAATCAGAGGGCAGTCCATCAGGTAAGGTACGCATTAACTCATTGCCAGCTCGTATTGTGTCTTCTGCCTGAAACTGATTCTGCAACAAGGCTTGCTTGCGTTGCGTTTCGGCTTGCTGTGCAGCGTTGATGGAGTCCAGTCCTGAGATTAACGAGTCTACAAACCCCGAAAAGAAGTTAGCTTGAAATCCTTGCAGTTTGGAGACAAGGCGGTTTTTCTCGGCGGCGATTGCAAAACTAGCTTGGCTGGCATCAACCGTTAGCTCAAGTTCTGCTGTCTGTCGAGTAATGCCCCTTAAGTATTCGTCAACTGACTTGCCTAGCTCGTAAAGTTGAGTCGCCACCTCTGCTTGGCTCGTTGCTAATTGCGCCTCCTGTTGTGCAACAGTGCCCTCTATCTCTCTGATTTTGGTCAGACGCTCGTAGAGTAGCTTCTCCTCTGGCTTGTTCGATAAATCCGAGAGTCGCTTAAGTTCCTCGACTCCTACTGTTGCAGGGTCGATGCCTTGGTTGAAAAGTATCTGTTTATTGTCAGGAGTATAAACATACTTGTTCAATTCCCCTAACGTGCCTTGACCGCTCTGTATCTGTGCCTCTAGGCTTCGCTGTTGTAGCATCTGTTGGGCGTACTGAGCTTGCCCTGGTGTTAATCCTGGCGAGAGAATCCCGCCGACTTGAGCCTTGGCAATCCTGCCTTGATAGATGGATGTATTGGTTGCGATCGCAGTGTTGGCATCGGTGTAGGCTCCTGTCACCCTGGTCAGCTGCTCTCGTATTACTTTGATTAAGGAAATCTGCCCATTTGCAAAGTTTTCTGCTTCTTTCTGAGCTTGTTGAAGTGCGGGAAGATTTTTTCTGATCTCAGCTTTTCGCTTATCAGCTTCTTCTAGTGTTATCTTCGACTCTGCCCAGTCTTTATCTATTTGTGCAATACCTGACTCTATTCCTTCGACTAAGTTATCAAGTAAGTCTTTTTGGAGCTTGACTCGTACATCAATTTCACTTTTTTGAGTTTGAACTGACTTTACCCCATTTACATCTGTTTCTTTTATGGCGGTAGAAATAAATGGATCAGCTAACGTTTTGCTTAGTTCTCTTGCTCTTTCTGCATCCGCTTGATTAATCTGTGGATTAGCTAATGTTGCTTCAATACGTTCATTGAGTTTACCAATACCTTCTCCGTAGCTTTTGCCCCTAAACCCTGCCTGTAGCTTCTCGTATTCTTTGGCGATGCCGAACGGATTGGGTAGACCCGCTTTGTTTAAAAATAAGCCAGCTTTATCTACGAAACTGCCTCCGGTTTTGTCGTAGTCATCTAGCCTGTTAAATGATTTTTGAACAGCTTTCCCAGACTTAGCAGCTGCTTCTTCTATGCGTTTGAACTGGGCAATGTTTTTTTCTGCAAAGCTTTCTATTCCTTTACCTGCTTGGAGTGAGATGTAAGTATCAGTAACGGCTTTCAACGCCAGCGCAAGAGCAGCTGTTTTAATTGAGAACAGACCAATCTCAGTCGCCGCTGTACCGAATCCTTTGCTTAGTTTAGGCAACAGGAAATTACCTAATTTGCCAACCAAGTCCAAAACCCCAGGCAATTGCTGGAGTGCCAACGCCCCAAGGACTAAGGCTATCTTGTCAGCATTATTAATTACTAACTCAATGGCACTATTTAAGGCTTTTAATCCAGTGTTAACTAATGGCATAACTGCGCCACCAATCATTCTCTCTAACTGAACCCTGAGATTGCCCAGTCGATTCTCTAAGCCTTGGGTAGAGTTTGCTGACTCTTCAACTCCGCCAGAAAACTCTGTTTTTAACTGACGAGAGAACTTCAGAACTGAATCAGCACCACCGTATTGCCCAGTCCTTAAATTCTTCCTAAAGTCTTCAGGTGTTTCGTTTAGCGCTCGTGCGAAAATGTTTTGCGCCCCTGGGAAAGCTTCACCAATTTGGAGATTGACCTCTTCACTTGACAGGGCTGGCTTCCCCGCCGCCTGGACAACACCATACATGAAGCGCTTTCTCTGTTCCGGTGTTAGCTGTCTTACTGATGCCGCCTCATTAAGTGCAGAGAAAATCTCTTGAGCATTGCCCTCAATTTTTGTTCCTTTTAATGCCCCTGCTAGTTGATTGAATGACTCAGTTGCTGTTTGAACCGGAGCGTTTAACCTGTCAACTTCTTTGCGGACAAACTCTAAGTTTTTGACTCCTTCAGCCGTCGAATCAGCTGTAAACACAATGGAGCGGTCTAGATTGTCAAATGTTTTTGTAGTTTCGTAAACTTGTTGACTTAACTGGAGTAGTTTAGGTGTGATTGCTAGCGCCACATTGAACAAAAGAAATGCTTTGACGCCGTTGTATACCGACTTAGCCAATCCCCCTATTTGTTCTTCAAGTTCGTCAGCTGGGCTTACCCCTTGCTCCATCTTTTGGATAGTCTCATCAAGCGCTTGAGACGTTTGCTTAAATTCTTTTCTAGTGTTGCGGTTAACTTGCTTGAAAGCCAAGTCGAACTCATCAGAGGATTGTATTGACTCTTGAAGCAGATTGTTTAGCTCTTCAACCTGCTTTAATTCGTCAGGATTCATTGACCGAGTAGACGCAACACTCCTAAACTCCAAGAGCCTTGCTTTCATTTCGTCTTCACCGCCCAAAGAGTCAGGAATTGAAGAGTCAGGAGGGTTTAGATAGCCATATTTAGCGATCGCCTGTTGAGACAACTTATCGGCGCGTCCAATTTGTCCCTGTGTGTTAGCAAGTTGAGAACCTACTTTAGTCCCAAACTTCGCCTCGTCTCCTAGGTCTTTGGTAATTCTCTTAATTTCTTTCTTTGCGGCTTCAGTGTTTTTATTAATAGTATCAGCCAGAGTCCTTGCCAACTCTTGATTGCCTTCGCCTAGCGCTTTCTTGAGTTGAGAATATGCAGTTCTAAAGCTTGCTGATATTTCTTTGGCTCTGGCGATCGCGCTATCAGTCCCGCTAGCTGTAGCTGCATTAAGTGCCGTATTGGACTTAGGATCGATGACATTTCTGGTTACCTGAGAGTTAGCGGCAACGGTATTAGTTTTTTCTACCTGATTCTTTGCCATTTTCATTTCAGGCGTTGCGGTATTAGCAGGAATCTGTAGCTCAGTAATGATTGATCGATCAATCTCGTTTAACTCTTGAGATAGCGCCTTGATCTCTTGTATCTGTTTTTTGATTCCTTCCTCTAATTCGTTGATTTGGTTAACATCAAAGTCTTGAGGAGCGATCGCTATACTGTCAATAGTTTTATCTATATCTGATTGAATTTTGATTAATTTACCAAAGAATTCCTCTACTTGGTCTTTGATTCCTTGCCCCGACGATTGAGCGAGTGTCAAGGTTTCTTTCAGTCTTCCTTTTAATGCACCTATCTGATTTTTGGTTAACTCTTCATATCGAGTGCCCCCCAATCCTGTCATCTGATTCAAGCTTTCAATCCTTTGTTGCCTCTCCCTTTGAGCCATCACAGAACGAGCTTGACGCCTTCCTATGATTTCGGCATCCGTCTCAGACATTCGCAAGGACGGTTCATACTGACCAATAAGAGGAGCGATCGCTCTTAATTCTTTACCCGTGGCACGGACAGGGGCATTCAGAATCCTTCCTTGCCTGTCAGCTTGAATGCCCTTGAATGACCCAAAACCAGTTTGAACGCCGTGCTGAAGCTCGTGGTAAAGGCTTTCTAGCTCGCTTTGGTTGAGAGTGTTTGACTGAATAGATTTATACATAGCCGAGGTTACAGCGATCGCATTTCTTTCTGCGAAATATCCCGCTCTTGCACCTTTTGCCTTTAAGGTTTTGTCGTCAACAATTAACTGAGGAATCTTGTCTTCAGGCAAATCACCTCCAGTAAGATTCTTAATAGCGTCCGTGTAAGCTTTGGGTTGTTCCTTTGGTGTAATTGCAGCTTGGGCTGACTTAACTTTTTGAACCTGGTTTTTGGCTGTTTCAATTTTTTTGACTATTTGCTCTTGCTGTTTCAGTAATTCAGCTTCTTCTTCTATTAGCTGCTCCATTGCTGTATTGAGTTGAGCAAAAGTTGCATCAATCTCAGCTATTTGCTTATCTGATAACCCAGGCAATCTGCGATTAAACTGCAATCTCTCCTGTAATTCCCTGCCTTTTTCTTGAGCTATTACGCCATTACCTAGTCTAGATGTAATTGAATCTTGCTCTTGTCTTAGTGTCTTAAGTCCCCTAAGAGAGTCCCTTCTTTCTATAGTTATTTCTTCTTGAGCTAGTCGAGTTGATGTTCGCTTCTGTTGTCCCTGCCGCCCTCTGGTTGAACGAGAAGCTATGACAATATTTGCCTCTCCAAGTGTTTCTTTAAAAACTTCTTGTAAGTCTTCCTTTAAGTCTTTGGGTAGCTTTTTCGCGATCGCATTAGACAGAGATTTTCCTATGTTCCCACCCAGCAATTCAGTGCTACCAATGGTGTTCCCCACTGCGTTCTCTAGCGCAGTACTTATCCCTTTTGTTAATCCACCCGATAGCTCTCTACCAATATTCTCAAAAACGCCTCTAAAAACACTTCCCAGTGTGTTTTCTAGTAGTCCACCAATACTGCTGCCTAAGCCTTGAGCAAGCCTTGACGGCAGGGACTGGGACATAGACTTAGTAACGGCTTTGCCCACGGAGTCTGCTATCTTTTCCCCTACTTTTTCAAGTTCGGTCGAGCTTCCACCTGATACGTTTAACTTGATACTGGCAGAGGAATACTTGCTTTTAAACTTCTCTAGTTCCGTGGTTACTATTCTTAGGTCAGACGTGTCAACTCTCACCTTGATAGGATTTCGAGCCATCCAAGTATTAACCTGTTTGACGTGTTCAACTTTTTTATCTAAGTGTCGGTTAAGGGCAGTAAGTTGAGTATGGTCAACGGTTGGAGCTATATGTAACTTCGGAACTTTGACAGATTGAATCTGCTGCAATCCTGCGTATAAGCCAGATAAGTCTAACCCCGTGCCAATACCGATACTAGCCACGTAATCCACTGTTCACCCTCTCATTTGTAGTGGACTTTTCGCCTGTCCATTAGGTTGATTTGTTTGGCAACCAGTAGCAATTCTTCTTCGGTCGGCAATGCTACTTTCTTGGGTTCCTTGCCCCTATATCCTGCCTGTTTTTGTAAATCTGAAACTGTGGCTTTGATATCCTCTGGTTTGCCACCAAAAGCCATAGCAGTCATGTGGAATTTGTCGAGTGATTCCCTTGCTCGAAATTTAACGGCGTGTTCAAACAATAAATCAAATTCCCACGAGGGCAAGTCCAGTACTTGATTACGTGTTATCCCATACACCCGAAGCATTGTTGGGATAGCTTCTTCTAATACCTCTCGACAATGTGCGATCGCTTGTTGTGTAGCGCTTCCTCTAACAGTGGTTGAAGGCTTTGTTTCCTGTGGTTCGTAAACACTGGGCAGTTCAGCCAAAGCGCCTCGGATATTGTTTGCCATCATGCCAGCCCACGCATTCTTAGCTCTATCAGCCGCGTGTTTTTCATCTACTAATCCTCGCAAGATAAGGCTTTCTTGATTACAGCAAGCGGCTATGTAGTCAATTGCAACGCCATAAGAAAAACCACTATCTGCTAACCTTGCCTGTGCAATTTGTAATCGTAGATAGTGGCGTTTTTGGAGAGTAACGGGATGGGGAACTTGAAAGGTATTACGACCTAAGACGAACGAGATTTCTGTATCTAGTTCACCAAATAGCAGTAACTCGATAAATTCATCACGAAGGCGTAGCAACTTTTTCTTTCTTCCGGCTTGCACCGTTCAGACTATTTTGGATATCGTCAGAAGGTTCAGATACTGCACTGAGTAACGCAATGTTTTTCTCAGGTTCGATGGATGCGATCGCTTCAGTTACAGTAGCTTGAGCCTTCTGGATTTCTTGCCTAATTGTCAGCGATAACTTGGCACAAAATGATATTCGTTGCAGCCCAATTCGCTTATTAATTTCGTGGGGGTCGCTAATAGTTTTCTGTAGTCTCTCTTTAAATTCAGCTAGTTTTGCTTCTATAAGGTCGATAATTACGCGAGGCTCAGTTTCGATATGTGCGCTGATGTAATCCAGGTTTGCGTTAAGCATATCTTTGTCTTGGCGAAGTCCCACCAATGCCGCCTGTTGATAGGTTTCTTCGGTGACAATTTCTCCAGCTTCTTGTCTCTGTTGAACTTTGATAATAGGCTCAAAGAACCTTTGCAACATTGCGTTAGAACGGGCTAGTAACTTATGGGAAGCATCACTTAGTACAGAAGTATCGTAAATGTCAAACTCTTTTTCGCCAATAGAGAAGCTAGCGATTGGCTCTTGAAGTCGTGAGCAAATCTCGAAAAGTTCGTCACCATTTAATATTTTCTTAGTCATCAACTCCAACTCCGAATAGGGTGTAATCGCCTCGAATCACTTTAGGTAGTGCCAACTCCGGGGGTGGTGGGAATGCGTCAATCACCAAACCCGTTGAGGTTTGCTCAGTATTGCTAAAGGTAAAGTTAGCGTCTTGTGTTCGCAAAGCTGCATAGGGAGAGTACCACCAAAGATCTGGATTTCTAGATGGCCCTTCGCAAGATGCCGCCTTTAACATAATTGGGAACTTATCAACAGGGCAACCCGCTCTGTCGTAGAAGCCCAGTGCCTTACGACTGCGGTCTTCCTCGTCATAAATCATTGATGCGCCATGATAAGCAAGCTCAAAGATTTCCAGCGCGTCGCCACCCCATACTCTGGCTAGACTGAAAGCCATACTCCAGGTATATCCCGACACAATCTGATCGGCTGGAGCAGTGCTAGCCTGCGTCATCTGCTCTGTAAAAGTCTCGGTGTCGGTGATAGTCGCTGTACCCATCTGGTCATCCGGTGTCAGAACGATTTCGCCCTCACTGCCAAATTTTAGATAAATATAGACAGGTCCAGTGAATAGATTTCTTGGCACTTTTTAGCCCCTCCGTTGCGTAAAAAATTCAAATACACACGCCCCAACATATAGAGAAGGGACTCCAATAAATCTGACTGGTAGCCATTGCCGACGCTGTACGTGGTCTAGCCTTTGTCCCTCCATGTGGACACAGCAGCACCGACGCTTCACTATTTCGTCCACCCATTCCATCAACTGCCCTGCGATTGGTTCGCTCTGGTGGTAAGCCGTGAATTGCAATGCTGGCGAAGATGCGCGATTCGTCGTTAGTTGCCGAGCAATAGTACGATTGTCAACCTCACTCATCACAACCCTTCCGCCTGAGAGTAGAATGTCTTCCAGCGTGGTTGGGTGAGTGTTCGTCAGCTCGACGGCTTCAGGCAAATGCGATCGCACACAAGCCCACATTGCAAACTTCAGCTCAACAGTAGATGGAGGGATAGCAAGCATTTAGGTTTGACCCCCAATGCGTGAAAGTGACCGGAACTCCGGTCGTTTTAGCTCAGGCATTAGCTCTCCGTCTCTCCATCAAGTTGGCAATAATTTCTTGACCAACCGCAGGCAGGTTAGAGCGAATGTAGGGATTGCGGATCTCAACCCAGTAGGCGTAATCCACATCCCGCATGATTTCCTGCTCCCTGGTTTCCCCATACAAGGAAATACCACCCGCTACAATGTCACATTGAACTATCTTGCCTGTCACTATCGGCTCGGTTGCTCTGGTGCTGTTATAAAGTCGCTTGGTGTCAATCGGCGTCAAGGCTTGGACAAAGGGTACAGTGTCGGCAACGGCTTGACCAAGTTGCTTGGAAAGAGAAGCAACAAAGCTATTGAGCATCTGCTGATTGATGGTGACGCCTGCCCTGAGCGTTGCCGAAGGGTTAGCCATAACTTCTGACCTCCAAGACATAAGCTTTGAGCAGTCCCGCCGCAACATCAGCGCCTAGCGCCATAAACTCAACCACCGGGCTGAATGTCGTAGAAGGCAAAGCACCGAACACCCTAGCTTCTCCCGGTGCAATGGGATAATCTGGGTCTTCGATGTCCAGATAGCTTGCCGCTTTTTCTGGAGTAATAATGTGGATGCCAGCACCCCCAGCAGGTACAGCAGCGTTGTAATGCTCAACTACTAAGACAGTGGATGCCGTGTTTTTAAACGTGTACTTTTCCCCTAGCATCAAGGTGACAGGGTTTAGCTTGCTGCCTTGTTGCTTGCTAATCGTTGTCGCGATTTCTGTCATTGTTCAAGCTCCTAAATTAACAGGGTCAAAGGGAACGTTTTGGGCAGCGTCAATAAACAGATGGAACCGCTCACTCACTGCCTTGGGGTCAACTCGGTCAAGTACGCCTTTGATGGTCATTTCATCCCAAGTCACCACAGCAAAGCTGCCAAGTTTGAACAAAGTGGGGTCATCAATCCGGTTGACCATCAGCCGATACATTTTGGCGTCAAGGTTGCCGGACGGATTGCGATCGCCTGACTTGCCACCATTGATTAGCTTGACTGCTGCAACTGGGACATCAAGAATAATCTGAGGACGTTCTGGTATAGGGATTGAGTAAGGATTGTGCTGAACTATTTGGGGATACTCAACTAACCTCAATCGCCCAGTGGCACGGGTATCTGTTAGTCGTGAGTACAGGCGGTGCGTGTCAATCCGAGGAACGCTAGTGGGCATAGACTCTCCTCTTATTAAAGGAACGAAGATAAGCCAGCGCATTATCGTAAGCACGGCTGATTGCACCTTGATTGCCGCTGCTACTTGGATCGCTGTACTTGACACGAATGTCATCAATTGCGTCTATCTCAATGGGTAGCCCTTCACCCAGTCCGCCTTGACTTGCCTCACCACTACTAGCCCCAACCCCACCAATTAACCCATCTGCATAAAGCAGATATTTGAGGATTGCCGCAACTGCTGACTTGACAGCCAAAACTACTGGAGACGGAATAGAGAAATCGTAGCCTCCGGTATAAACGACTTTTAATGAAGTAGCGATCGCCCAATGATTCAGCTCAACCCGCCCCGATTCCGACTCAATTTCGTAATGAGTCACAGGAATTAATCGTCCGTCACGACCAAAACCAACAGGAGCAATATCTTGAGTAACTAAGCCACCCATATTGCCTCTGGCTCTTGTGAAGCCAAGCGGATACAAGCCAGCGCCTCTGCCATATGGATAGAGTCCACAGTTTTGCCTCATATACCCAAAAGTGTGAGGGTATGGGTTACTTGTTACCCGCTGCTCTATTACTGGGATTGGGTCAGGTGAAATAGGTGTATTTGGCAGATAAAAGAGACTTGCGGGAATCTCGATATGGAAAATATGCTCTTGCAACTCCAGTGGACGGTTAGCGCCAATGGGTGATTCTGCGATCGCCTGTGCCCGAACCAAAAAACCCAACAAAGCATTCTCCTCCAGTTGGACAGAAGGAAAGAAGATAGCTTTATCGTCGGGAGTTAATATCACTGGCTTCTGGGGCAATTAGGGTCAGCAGCGGAGCAGAGGTCTTTTCGTGCTACGGGGTCAGTGTGTCGAGTGTTCTGGCAAGCGCCGCAGATCATCAACCCGTCAACAAGAGAAAAGTTGTAGTCTTTTGGCTCGGAGGGAGAGGGGGGCGGTGGTTCAGCGGGAGGGGGGACAATCGCAGCCTGGATAGCGTCCTCTGGGATCTCCTCGTCAACCATTTCACCGGATTCAGTGACCTTTTTACGTGATGCCACGAGTTACGCCCCCACTTTTGTTTTGGAAGTCCTGACCTGAATCACCCGTGATTGCTGTCCTGGTGAGATTGCGCTATCGACATCGAGGCTTCCAAATCCCTCGTGGGAGAGCCAGTAAAAGTCGCGGCTACGACCGTCATTGACAATGATTTCGCGGATGTTGAATGGCAGGGCTTGCGCTCTGCCTACAGTTCCCATACCGAAAGCGAAAGCTGTATTTGTAGTCCGTGGCGTACCGCCCAACGTCTCTGTCTGAACGCCACGAGAGCCAGGTTGACCAACACCAAAGCTGTTCTGACGGAAGATATGGAAGTTAGAGATCATCCCAACGTAGCCAGAGACTCGCCCAGTTATCGGTTGCCCTGTCTCCATTGCCAAGTAATTCGTCAACTCGTTAACTGGTGAGCCTTCATACCAGCGATCGTTCAACTTTGGATCACGGTTTAGTTGCTCCAACTGGGTCGCGTTTAGCACCAATCCGTAGCAGTTATCGTAAGGCGGGACTTTCAGTTCGTCTGCCATATAAGCGGCAAGGCTACCCAAGAAATCAACTGTGAACTGCCCACCACCGTTAGCCGTAACCTGCGCTGGGGTCAAAACCATGTCGCCGCCGTTGTTGTAAGCGGTGATAGTGGACTGAAACCAAAGGTTGCTGATTGAGATGTCCTCAAACAACTCGTAGTTATAACGGAGACGCTGCCGAAGAACTGTCAATAAATCCATCAGCGAATAAGCTGTGATGAACTCTGGGATTGATACTGGGCGAACTTTCCCATCACGGCCGACACCGTTTTCTCTGATGAAAATCGGCTCTGATGTGGCATTTAATGGTTGCCTTTGATCTGTTAAGGGCACACCTGGCAGTAAATGCCAGTCGCTGGGTACATCCCCTTCTTCTAGTAGCAGCATTCGAGGAACGCTAGCTGTTTGCCCTGGAGGAACACCCAAATTCACACGGTTGTTGCAGAATTGCCAGAGGACAAATCTAGCTTGGTGCGTCAATCGCATTTCAGAAGAGAGAAATGTCAGGAATGCGCCGGGGATATTGCTAAAACCAGTAGCGGCGGCTGACTGCTCCATCGAGACATTGCCGCCTCTTAGTAATCCCAGCTTATTCTTGGCGTAATTCTCAAAGCCTTTGATTAAGGACGCTCGGTTTTCAATCAGAAAGCTATCAAGATTACGAGTGTCCATCTGGGTTTCTACTGAACCCGTTGGACTGGCAACCTGAACACGAGGCGAAGCAGCTTTGTCATCAAAAATTTTCTGATACTCACGCACAGCATCGCTTCCGCTGATGCCGCCTCTCATCGACATTGGGGCAATGAAAGAATCCGTGGGAACCGCTGCCGACTCAATGTTCAAGCCTGGTACATAATCGCCAAAGCCAAGTGCATTGCTAGCCGCTTGAATTAGCTTAAATCTTCGCTCTTGAGCTTCCAGTGCTGCGGCTGATTCTTGCCTTACTTGTTCTCTGGCGTTAGCTTCTTGCTCAATCCGCTCTTGCGCGGCAGTGATCTGATCTTCTAAAGCCTTAACCTTGGCAGAGTACTCAGCTTCGACTTGACGACGTTGCCCAAGTGCGATCGCCTGAATCACCTGCTCATCATCAGATAACAAAGAAGCGGGTTGAGCAGGAGGCGTTACTGGCTGTTCCGGTGGTGCTTCTGTTCCAGAACCTGAACCTACTACACGAGGCTTGGCTTCAGGTGGAGGGGGGATGATTGGCTGTTCAGGTGGCACTTCACCACTGCTTGCCGCCGCACTGCCTTGGATTTTTTGTGAATAAATTTTATTGATTACATTGCGGTGCGAATCGTCGTTGTTAGCGTTCGACTCGATTCGCCTAATTTCTTTGAGGATTTTCACTAACAATAACCCATCGCATAGTTTAGGGTTTATCTTAGCTATCCCCAGAAACAGATACTTTAAAAAATGCGTTTACTGGACTAAATGTTGTAATTATTGCAAAAAAGCTTGTATCAACGCATTGTCGCAAACATTAAAAAGTTACTATTTTGGCGATCGCGCCCACCACTTCGTGAGACAATAAAAACGATGCAGCCGACGAGTGTTATCACCACCGCCAGCTGCTGGCTCAACAACTAGACATTACCTAGAAGATGACCAATGAAGATTTTAACAGCAACAGTAACGGACGTTCCGGTTGGGTATTTGACAATTCCGGGATTAATGGACGAACATAGCGAGTTTTATGTTGGCGTTCCTCAGATTGCCGAGCAATTTCAGTTCCCCGTCAAACACGCATCGCGAGACATCAAATCCTTGCTAGGAAAGGATTTTGAGTTCCCCAAGCTCAAAACTCCTCTAAATCCAAAGGCGATTAATGCCGTACCGTTAGACAGGTTTGAGTCTCTACTTTTTGAGCTAGCACTAAAGGGAAATGAAGGCGCGATTTCTTTCTCTCGGATGCTAATTGGACTGTCACTGCGTCAGTTATTTTCAGATGCGTTCAAAGTTAAGTTTAAGGAAGAAGAGCGACAAGAGTTTTTAAAGTGGCGACAGATTACCCGTCTCGACTTTCACCCCGTCTTAACTGACTCTATCCAACGCAACGTCAACCCAAACCCCAATGAGTGGGGGAAATACATCAAACAGTTTCAGGACAGCCAAGGAGTGGAGAGCGGGACTCGTGACAAACTTCCTCCTGAAAAGTTAGCACGTCTGGCAATAGCGCAAAATACGGCAGCGGTGTTGCTTGACGCGGGATTACCTTGGGGTGAAGTGCTAGACAGGATTTCCGCTTAAAATTTTTGTCCTCATTGACAATTACGAGCCACCTTGATGGGTGGCTTTTTTTTGGAACAGATCCCTAACTGAATCAAGCGACAGCCCCTCGTTCTCCAGCATCACCAATTCGGCTGCCGTTAGCCGAGCCTTTCCGTGAAGTACTCGACTTAAACGATCTGGCTTAATTGGTAATCCTTTGCGCCGGAACAATGCCAATATTTGCTTGTTGTCCCAGTGCCTTCTTCCCTTTAGCACTCTAAACTCTTCAGCTATAGCCGCGTTTATTTTCTTTTCTTCAGTGACGAGTGCAATCACCATACTAAATGCAAAAATTATCCCTCTTTACCAAAATAGCAACATTTTTACTTATTTAGTGGGATTTAGCGCATAAAAAACGCCATGCCAGAATCATCCAACTTAAGATAGCTGCAATAGAGAAAACAATCCCTTCCTAGTCCATTGGATAGGGCTGATTTTGTATGACTTTACTTACAGGACAAATTATCCATGATGGCATTGCACTAACAGGAACCCTTGAACTATCGAACGCAGAATCTATCACAAAAATAGAAGTTCTAAACGGCTACTTCGAGGAGATAAACCTACCAGAGGGCAAGTACCAAGCGCTACTGATTTCTGAGAAGCCTGACGGAACCGTACCGGAACTAACGATTGAAGTGGCTGATGTTGAGCGGGTGACGTGGGCAGAGCTGCTCGAGAAACCTAAGGCAAAAACAGTGGAAGCGATCGCATCCAAGCCCCTTGAAACCAAGCTGATTGACAAGAGCCAGGTTGAACGATTGAGAAGAATCCCCCCACCTGAACTCAACCCAAGGGAAGGGGGCGTCGAAGATCCCGACTATTGGGATAGAGAGGAGTTTGTACTACCTGGATCAGCTGAGGAATCAGAGGACGTGGTGGTTGAGGAAACAGAGGAGCCAGAGGAAGAAGTCGAAGAGGAACCCGTTACACCCAAAATTGACCGACAAACACGAAACTTACTTGAAATGAACGCGAGGCTTAGAACATAATGCTTGCATTACCTGGGACAAGATCTGACGCAAGGGTTCCAGCCTTATGCTTTGAGCCTGTATTCAAACCCCACAAGCAAGATTTGTGCTTTTACAAAGGGGCAGATTTCAACTTCTCACTACTCGTTGCAGACTATCCTATCGACTTTAGGGGCGCGTCCTTTGCAATGGAGATTCGCCCTCCTAATGGCGATGTCAGGCAGATTAAAAACGTCTTAGGTTCCACTGCTGTTAACACTTCCGTCATCAAGCTTGAGTTTGAAAAGCTGGATTGTAGCGGCGAATGCAAGACAGATAGGGATATCAAAAAGCTAGAGAGTCTACCCATTAACGAAGGGGACTTTGTGACTCTTGAGGGTTCGGGTGTCACTATGTTTCCTATCCTCTCTGTCACCGCTAACTCAATCCTCGTTGAGGGGTTAGCGACTCGTGATGTATCCAAGGCGCGTGTATTTTTCAGATACAAAAGTGACGCCAGCTTTACTGTACTGCCGTCGTTTACTCCTGTCACGATCGCCACTGAATCAACCGCCATCGCAGGCAGTCGGACAATACTAATACAGTCACTTCCTCGGACTATTGCCAAAGGTGAAAAAATCGTCTTTGAGTCAGGGGCTAACACAACACTGGTTGCCACGCTGGCTGATGAGGCTGTTTTATCTAGTCGGGTTCTGAATGTCGAGCCATTAGAAGCCGCAATACCAGGGGGAGCGATCGCCACCCTTGACGCTTTTGCCGTTATCCTTACCGCTCCATCACTAGCCGGGGCGAATACGTTAACTGTGCCTGCTACTACAGCAGCTATCCCAGCTAACACAGTTCTCAAGTTTTCTCGACGGACTAATGAGGGTTGGGAGTATCTAGGTGAGGCATTGGTTACCGCTACTGCTCCTAGAGGGGCAACATCAATCAATGTGGCATTACTGAATCAGGATTTACCCTTGGGTGCGATCACCTATTTTGGTTCGGTTGCATTCAATACTTTAACAATTGGTATCACGGCTGATGACACGAGAGGACTGCACCTCAATCAGTACAACTACGATTTGATTGCCAGATTAACCGATGGCGAGAAATTAGCCATCATGAAAGGCGCAATTAAGTTTGATGGGTACATTAGCGACTTCATTTAATCAAACCGACCGCACTTCGGCAACGCTCAGTGACCGGAGTCTCCGGTCACTTGTAATAATCACCGAAACTGGAGAATAAATAGTGGCAGTAGAACCTACAGTTGTAATTGCTTATAACGAGCCTGTTCGCAAAGGGCAGGCGATCGCGGCAGAGTCCATCCCGGCTGTACTTCCGCCTGACCAAAGCCCAATCCCCACGTATGACGCCAACAAACCGATCAGCGAGTTGCAAACAGACCAATTCGGCTTCAGTGTCAATCAGCAACCCTACTACTATCTCCAGAACGTTCTCAGTACGGGCATTGACCCCAACATCTGGTTTATAGATCAAGACGCAGGTAAAGGTACAGTCAGCTATGTGCCGGAAATTAGTGCGGCTGAATTTCGGTTAGCTCAAAACGACTCAAGCGTAATCAAACAGACTCGCTACGCCTATCAGTATCAACCTGGTAAGGAAATCGATACTTCTTGCGCCATTCAGATTAACAAGGGTGCTGTGGCTTCGGCTGTAATGTACCAATGGGGTAACTTCTCTCGTCGTGATGGCTACGGTTGGCGAGTCCTGACCCGCTGGAATGCAGCGCTTACTCGATGGGAGACTGACGTTTATATGTTCCGTCGTTCCAGTGCAATTAGAGGCACGGCACTAGAAGCAGCAACGGGTACTGTAGTGGGAGCGATCGACGGAACGACGGGGGTACATACCGGAGGCGTGACACTTGGCGATTCCGTGATGTTCCGACCTGCTTACCTAGTGGGAGCGGGGACGGATACTAAGCTAATAGACCTCGACACGTTTGAAGAAATCATCCACTACAGCCAGTTCAACCGTGATAAGTTGACTGGAAAAGCTAACGACGGCAATCCATCGGGCGCGGCTACTCGTGGAATTTCGGCACGATTTCTTTCTCTACTCAAGCCAGTAGTAGGATTAACAGCTAGCGAAATCAGCAATATCACCATGTTCCTGACTCGCTTTAGCTGGTATGGCGCTTCCGGTGGTAGTGGGCACGTTTATATCCCTGATCAGAATTCTCCTAGCCTTGGAAGCACAAGGTGGGTACAAGCTCACGAAATCAGGCACGGTGATACTCTGCCAGTGCCAACGATGGAGTCGCCTAACTTGCCAATCACGCTACTGATGGCACATCGACGCGATCGCCTAGCCGAATCAGTCAGTAGTGCGGCATTCATGCGACGGTACGGTATAAGCTGTTGGATACCAGGTGGCGACCCGGAGCCTATGGTGATTGGTTCTTTTGGCTCTCCAGTTAAACCAGTGACGCAAGCCAATTATGCGCCTATATTGGCGATCGCGGTCAAGTCTTTTGTCTTCAATCGCAACCTACCACCTGCCACTCAACGCCGTCCACAAAAGTCACGAGTCTATCCATTGTTCCTCACCATTGCCGTTACCGGGGGGATTCCTGTTGAAGTCTATCTCCTCAAAAATCCCACATCTCTACAAGGGGCTGGAGCACCAAACGTGACGACTTGGTATGCCCAGACGGGTGATGCGGAACACCTAAAAGTCGTCGCAGCTACGCCAGATTTTACCGGAACTTATACAGCCGCTGGAGGGCGTCCCGCCGACTCTAACGGGGGCAAGTTATTCGGTGCGTACTATTGTTCCGGAGCGGGTACAGCATTAATTAACCTGCAATCAATCTTTGGAAGCAAGAGAGAACAGCTAGGACGTGCCGAACAGGTGGCAGTAGCCGATCCGGGTGACACCTTGGTTGTAATTGCTCGTACCTTGACAGCTGGCACTGCTAACGTTAATTGTTCTTTGATGTGGGGCGAACAGTGATGCCAACAGAAGAAATTAGACGCGGGTATTTACCTGCTAACTTAGGCGATCGCCCAAAAGATAGAGGTGTTCATTCCCCGGATGAAAGCTATCCCATAACGCTAACCAGTGACGTAGCAGGTAAGGTGGCAATCAAGCAAACTTTGCCACAAAATAAAGACTTGCTATTCGATCAATTTGGTGGAAATAACACCAAAAATCGAAAGCTACTCTATGCCGACGTTAATAGGTATGGTCTGGACTTACAGGACTGGGATGTTAGCAACTCCTTAACTGGAACATTGAAAGAGCGAGTCAGTGCCCTGCATCCAGGCATTGCAACTAACATCGAAAACTTCGTCGTTACCTACAACACGACTCCTGACATTTCAACCGTTTACTTCTCTCAATCAGGAATTGAGCTACTGCTACCTGCTAGCTCGGCAAACATTATCGGAACCCGTCAAGCCTTACTGGCAACAAAGCGGCGATTCAGGATACCTCCTGGATCTCCTGTGATGTTCACAATGGGAGTCCGGTCAGTAGGGCAAGGAGAAAACTTTATTAAGCAGTGGGGGGCATTTAGTTCTAACACTGGCTTTTTCATGGAGGCGATTGGCGACGGTCAAGGCGATAAGCTAAGGATTATTCGTCGATATGTTGAGGCTGGAATCGTCAAGAACGAGGCGATCGCACGTTCCAAGTGGGCAGATCCATTAGACGGAAGCGGAGCAAGCAAAGCTTTTGTTAGCCTGACCAATGTTACGATGTGGGGCTTCCAAATTAGTGCTTCAGATGGAGGTATAGCCGACTTTTACTGCTACATTGAAGACGCTGCCAACGGTGGTATATTTCGATGGATTAAGTTTGCCACAGTAGGGGCTGCTGACTCAAATACCCTTCGATCCATCATGGAAGAGGGATTGCCTATCACGTTTAGCAACATTGGATTGGTTGCTCCCTCAACTGACCAGCTGCTAGCAAAGTATGGCGTTAGTGTCACCCTATCCGGAGATCAGGAAGGCTACACGCCTAATGGCAATGGCTCAATGGCGTTATCGGGCGCACTAAGGCGAGATATTCCATCAACGGCGATCGGGCTGGTAGAGGCGAAAGCACTGGTAGGAAATCGACCAATGAGTTCGATTATCTTACCTGTAGGATTATCAGCTTATAGTGATTTTCCTGTTCAATTGTCGCTTGTTCTGAATCCAAGCAATGACCCCTTGCGATCGCCCGTTGTCAATAACTACTACTCTAATTATTTGCTTTCGCTTTTTAGTTGCAACGCCCAAGTAAATGATGGGATTGCTGTTGCCACATTTGCAGTAATGGGCAATGTCTTTCACAATCTTAGAAGCTCGTTTAGTCGAGTTAGATCTATTCTTGCCGCACAATTCAACAACCCATTCCAGATCGAAGGCTCGTCTGATTTCTTGGCAGTACTAGCTCAATCAAGGTTGTATTTTGTTTGCACTCCATTAGTGCCTGGATACACGACTTCTCTAGTACAACCAGGATTGGCTCTCAATGTTGAAGAACTTAATGTTGAGTATACAGGGGGAACACCTCCCGTCATTATTCCATCAATCGATGTCAGTGTTTCGTTATTCTTTGAAGATTTCTAACCAAAAATGACACTAACTGCAACCAGAACAAACAATCCCGTCAACACAAGTTTTCTGCAAGATGTTGGAACGGCATTCCCCGAAAATACACGCGGGTATGCAACCTTGCAGCAGCTCGTTGGGGACGGCTTCATTGAATTTGCTTTTGAACAAAACACAGCAGAAAATGTTAACGCTGCGGCTGGTATTAGCTTTGCCGTTTATCCTCACGCAGCAAAAAGCGCGATCGCAGCAATCAACCTCATGACGTTTGGGTTCTGCGTTCGAGCGACAGAAGATTCAAATAGAATATTTGTCAAAGTACTAAACAACTTTATTGACACAACGGTTGTTTTCGCTCCTAATGTTAGGATGCGAGTCGAAAAAATCGGCAGTACTATTAACTTTTACACTGTTGTAGCTAACGTAGCTACTCTGCGATTAACCTACAACAGTCCAGTCGCAACTCCACTACCTAACGTCTCTGATTTCCTGCTGATTTCTGGAAGGAACGGATGCAGGATATCGAATGTCTTTATCAACGGTGTAACCCAGCAGCCACCCGCTTTAGACCTTACTAAGAATGTTTATATTCCATTAAATGGTGGTTTAACATTTAATAACATTCAGCCCAGATTATCTGTTTTAATGGTTGCAGGTGAAGGCTTTACCTGGCATTTTCCTGATGGCACAACGTCACAAGATGCAGCCCCCAACAAGGTGTTACCCGAAACGCTCTTCACAGTCTTAATTCGTCTAGAAGTCCCTGTAGGTGTTGCTGCAATTCGAGATTTAACCATTCCCGCTTTAATGCGAGATGGGCGATACACTCCACCTGATCTAAGTTTACTGACAAGCCTCAGAACGCTCAAATTTATAACAAGAGTAGCGGTCAACAGTACAAGCGAAAGGCGCTACATCGCAATGGTGTCAGGAATAAAAATTCCTAATACAGTTCAAGACGTAATTTTTGAGCCTCTGTCTGATGAAGATGTACTCAATTCGGCGAACGATAATATAACAAGACTTGCTCCTTTACTACTTCCTGTGGATTTCAATTTTTCTGGTTTTTCTCAGCTTAGAACCCTTCGCCTAGGCTTCATGCAGGACAATCCGAGGAAATATCAAGCTGGCTTTCTTGCAGCTGGAAGATTCCCGAATTTAACAAACTGCACATCACTCTTAACCCTGCTCATTGAAACTTATACTTTTACAGCAGAAACCACAGCAGGATTGCCAAACAATCAAAGTCCACACTTTCTAAATAGCATCCCTGTTGCTTTTTTCAATAGCCTTGTAAATGCAACGTCAATTAGAATCATAGAGAGATCCAATTTTGGTTACGCAGATGCTTTTATTACCGCAGTAATTGTAGGAGTAGCTAGAGCGATCGCCTCTCGCACAACTCCAGTACTAACCCTCGAATTAAGAAGAGGCGGGAACTTGCAAACTGCAACAGGGACTATCCTTAATTTTGCTACTAACGCTCCTGCTGGTTCTAGTTCCGTTCAGCTAACATCAATTACAGGATTGAACGTAGGCGATCGTCTACATCTTGAGGACGGCGCACTCAATAGCCTTAACAATACTCCTATTATTGCTAGTATCACTGGAACCGTTTCACCGTTTACTGTTACGTTTCAAGCTGGCTTCACTCTTGTAAATTCCTATACAGCGGCAACAGGAAGAGTGCTAAATCTAGAGTCTGGACTTGGTTCGACTCGAAGACTGAGGCTTTTAGGTCACACTGTCACCGTTTTGCCTGTAACAATTTAAGTCCACAAGCTTAATGAAAAAAATCTGTGTACTGATTGCCAGCTATCGAGATCCTGAACTCCTTGACACTATCAAAAGTTGCCTCAACCAAGCTACCGACCCAAGCCGTGTTAGTTTTGCCGTTTGCTGGCAAGGCTCCGTCGAAGTCGAGGGGCAAGTCGAGATATTGCAGACTATTCCCAATTGTCGGGTGGCTTACTACGACCATTCCCAATGCCAGGGAGTTGGTTGGGCGCGGCTAATCACCCAGTCGCTAGTACACGACGAAGAGTATGTTCTTCAGATTGACTCCCACTCTCGACTAGCCAAAGACTGGGATTCTAAGCTGATTGGAATGTTGGAAGAACTACCTCCAGCGTCACTTCTCACTGCCTACCCTGCTAGTTACGACCCAGACACAGGCGAGGCGCAGCCTGATGCACAGCCTTACTCGATTGGGGCAAACTTTTTTAACGACTACGGTGTGCTAGTCCTTCAGGCTTGCACTCTTGTGGTTGACCAACCTCACCAAGGCTACTTCCTTAGCGCTGGCTTTATCTTTGCATCCTCGGCAATCCTTTCTATCCCCTACGACC